GCGCTTGATCGCCATGTTCATCACGGCGAGGATGTCGTTGATGCGGCTGTCGACGCGGAGAATGCCCATCGGCGGTCCGTTCGGCGTGGCGACGCCGGCCGTCGTGGCCTTGAACGCCCACACCTTGCCGCCTATGAGCTTGAAGCGCGTCGGCGTCTTGTCAAGGAGCCGCGACGCATCCGAGATCCACGCCTGCGGAGCCGCCGTCATGTTCATGTTGACGATGAGCGACTGGAGACATCCGTTCATCACGCGCTGGTATGCAATGAGTCTCTGCGCAATGGACGTGCCGAAGAAGCTGTCCGTCGCCTCGTAGAACTGCGCCTTGGAGAGCGGGCGCCCCATACAGGGGTTGATGATGCGGCAGTACACGCAGTAGTCGTCTATGACGATTGCGTTAACTTCGTAGAAGTCGTCGGGGTTGATGGCCTTGCCCTCGTGCGTCCTGATGACGCCCATGCGGAGGAGAAGATTCCCACGGATCTCGCCGTAGTAGGAAATGCCCTCCATCATGCAGGACGAGTCGGCCACCCATGTTGAATGCCCCTTGAGCTCCTTGTTCTCCTCGTCGCCGTCCTGCCACGACAGGCGCACGCCGCCCTGCGGATACTTTGCGAGTAGGTCGGTCACGGTGTCGCGGAACCACACGCCGTTCTCCGCGTCGTCGCCCCCTGCCTCGGTGGCGTTGAGCCACAGGTCATTCGGCGAGAAGCGGACCTTGATGCAGATTGGGCCGTCGTCCACCTCGGACTGGTCGGGCGACGGATAGACGTCGAGCGGGCTGATGGCGCGAAACGCCACGCCGGGCTTCGCCTTGCGCGAGAGCTTGCCCTTCGAGCTCCAGTCATTTTTCCAGCGCATGCAGGGGACGGGACCCTCCCACAGCGTCGTGCCAAATACGGTCAGGTACTCGATGCCCTGGTTGAACGCCGACATGAAGTCGGCCTCCTCGAAGTCGTCGCGGACACGGCGCTCGAGAAGCGCAATCTGGTCGTTGGCGTACTCGCGCTCGGCATTGCGGAGTTCTGCCATGCGGTCGCGGGCGAACTGCGCGGCCATCTCGGGAGTCGGCGCCATGCCCGCCTCCATCGAGATCTGCGCGAGTTCGTCGAGCATCTTCTGGAGCATCGCCTCCGTAATGTAGTCGGGAAGGTCGGGGTGCGCCGTGGACGAAAGCCTCGCGGGGAAGTTTCCGCTCGTGGAGAAAATCTCCTTCATCTGCGACTGCGCGATGAACTTGCGCAGCTCGACGACCGGCTCCGACACGTCGTCAGGAATGCCGAGCGCGGCGAGCTTCTGCTTCTCCGCGGCGGTGTACTCCGAGCGGCAGACGCGCCACGATGCGCGCATCTGGTCGTGGTATCCTTGGCGGACGGCATACTGCTCGTTCACCTGGAAGACGCCGTTGACGTAGCGGGCGACCGTCATTTCGCGCGGAGTGGTGCGGACGTCGCGGTCGCGAGTCTCCGACTCCGGGGACCCCGCGATGTCCTTCACGTCCGGCGCAAGCGCCGCCGCCGATGCTGTTGAAAGTTCGTCCATTTCAGTTCGCATCATAGCAACTCGCCCCCTTCGTGAAACCTCGTGAAACCTCCCCGCATCAGAACACCATCGACATTCCGCCAGCCGACGAGATCGCCTCTGCCATGCCGGGGTCCTCGTAGCCGTCGGGGGCATAGGGGTTCGAGAAGTCCATGCCGCTGTTCTTGACGCCGCATACGAAATACTGCAAGGCGTCGTGGACGTCGGAAACGGGGTGCCCCTTGTCGGGCTCGTCGGTGTACTTGGCGTCCTCCTCCGCCACGCCGTCGAGCCTCATGCGGCGGTAGTGGTAGTCGCCGTTGAATCCGCCGATCAGCACCTTGCACGACGGATCCACCACGATTGCCGGCGCGGTTCCGATGCGGCGGTTCAGCACTTCCGACACGTTGTTGATTCGCGTCACCGACGAGTTGTGGTAGCCGCGCACGCCGTATGGCGTCACGGGCGCGGGGACCACGTTCAGCCCGAGGCGGTTCATCGTCTCGATGCAGGTTATGTCGTCCACCTGCGTCGGGTCGGCGCCCGCCGGATCGCCGAAGCCGAATGTCTTGACGTGGTAGAGGTCGAAGTCGTTGATGAGCGTCGGGCGGAGCTTCTGCGTCACGAAGTCCGCGATCCCCATGTTGTCCGAGGTTATCTCCCGCAGTATGCGGATCTGTCCGTCGAGCCCTACCTGCCCGATCACCGCGCACGGCGTCCGCCCGAAGTCCTGCCCGAATATGACCGGCAGGTTCTGCGAGAACTCCAGCGGCTTCTTCGCGACGTGGAACTCCGGCGACCACTCGGGGTAGACCGGCCGCCCCGCCTTCTTCGCCACCCACTTGCACAGGATGAAGCGGTCGATCTTGTCCTGCGCCATGCCGAGCTGGTTTCGCCAGTACATGAAGCCCTCGTTGTGGTTCTCCATGTTCTCGGCAGGGGGATATGCGGGATCCTGCCCGACGTTGTTCTCGTACCTGACCTCGTTCGTCTCCGGGTCCACGACGCGGAGGAGCGCAGGCGGCTGGTTGAAGAACTCCCACCCCTCGGGCAGCTCCTGCATCTTGCGGTAGACCCAGTTCGACTGGTCGAGCGGGTTGCCGTCGCCGAGGACGCCGAGCGAGGGGAACACGCGGTCGCCGTCCTTCGGCGGGTATCGTCCGAGTCGCGACATCGCGGAGTCCACCGCCGCCTGCGGCACCTGCGGCATCTCGTTGACGTAGATGCCCGAGATCTCGAGGCCGAGCAGGTGGTCTATCGCCTTCGGCTGGTCCATTGCGCGGAAGAGCAGGTGGATCTCCATCGGCGTCCCGTCTGGAGCGGGGAGCCGCAGCCACCCCTCGAGCGGCGGCGACTCGTGCGTGTCCAGGGCGTGGAGCCCCTCGCGGTTGAAGATGTTCTTCGCCGTCGCCAGCGTCGTGGACTTCAGTTCGTCGTAGGTGTTTCGGATCACGACCCACCTCGCGCGGATCACGCCGTCCGCCATCGGCGGCATCCGCTCCGCCGTCACGCGGTAGATCTCCATCCAGTTCATCCAGGTCTTGCCCGAGCCGACTGGGCCGATCACAACCCTGACCCTCGACGTCGAGGCGTGGAACTTCACCCCCGTCGGCGTCGGCCAGTAGTCGAACGTCGCCTTGCCCTTACCGGACATCGACGACCTCCGCGGGCTTTCCCTTGCCATCGAAGTGGAAGTTCAGCGTGATGCCCCCGCCCTCGAGCGAGGTCTTGCTGTTGCCGGGCTCCTTGCGGAACTCGCGACCCGAGAGCGTCAGCAGCCGGTCGAGCATCTTCTCGGACTTCTTCACCCCGATCTGGTCGCCCGTCTTCCTGTCGTACACGGGCTCGCCCTCGGTCGCCATCTCGAACGCCGTGTCCAGCACGACCGCGCCCATAGCCTGCTTCATCCCGCCCTTCGCCGTCTGGTACATCCGCTCGAACTCCGGGCAGACCAGCGCGAATGAGTTGACCTGCGCCCAGGTGAGCCCCGACGCCTCCATCGCGTCCCTGTGCTTCCTCCCCCCGAGCAGCTCGGCGAGGAACTTCACCGCGCTCCTGACGCGCCGCAGCCCCCGCTCGGTGACTTCGCCGTTCTCGCGCCCTATCGGCGCAAGCGGACCGTTGGCGAGGTCCTCGATCCCGCCCGTCCCGCATCCAAGCGCGGACACGGCGTCCACCTCCCCCTCGCCGAGTTCGACCGGCGCGAGGTCCAACGCCTCGGTCTTGCGCTGCGCGGACCTCCCGTTGCGCTCCCTCCAGGTGAAGCGCGGCTTCTTGGCAGTATTCTCGCTCATGCCCGCAGAATAGCATTACCCCTCCGCCGTGAAACCTCGTGAAACCTCCCCCCTTCCAGCCGCCCCAGACGCGCCCCCAGCGGACGGACCGATCGCCCCAGACCCCGAATGCCCGTTCGGATTGCGGCGCTCGAGAGGGAGGCCTGCCCCAAAAATGGATAACTTGCAGAAAAGAGGGGTTTTCTTGTTTTTTCGCTTTGAGGGCAAGGGGGGCAGACTTGGGGCAGGGGCTACCTTGCCCTAAAAACCTCTCTATAACTACCGTTTTCCCTTTATATATTCTTCTTTTTTCTTATTTATAATATATAGGGCAAGGAGGGCAAGGTATATATATAAAAAAAGAAAAAGTTGTATATACCCCCATAGAGCCGCTTTAGGGCTTATATGGGAAACAGCTTGCCCTCCCTGCCCTCTTGCCCCGAAAACCACCCCAAAACCCATTTTAGGTGCCAGACACTTTTCTGTTTTGCCTTGCCCTCCCTGCCCTCCCTGCCCTATAACCCAAACGAGGTGTCCGACATTTTCCAAAAATAGCCTGCCCTCCCTGCCCTCCTTGCCCCAACCACCACTCTTGAACACTTTTGAAATTTAGCC